GTTCACATCGTCCAGCACCACCGTGCTTAAATGCTTACCGCCCACATATACCGGGATCGTTACATTGACCGCCTGCCCGCTGCTACCCAGCATTTGCACCATCATTGCAGCTACCTTGCTGATCCACTGGGTGTTTCGCTCCAAAGGCACAACAGCCTCGGCGCCTTTACCTTCCAGCAGACCGACCTGGCCTTTTTTCAGCACGCCGCCCTTTTCCAGCTCTGGGATAGTGGGTATAGAAAACAACTGGTACTGGCCGTTGGTCACGCTCACGCCCAGGGCGCTAAGCACATTAGACAGTGTGCTGCCAACGCTAATCAGCAGCTTGTCATTGATCTTGCCAACCATATTGTTGACCAGTTTGATCACACCGTTTAAGGGGCCTTTGAACGCATTGGTAAAGGTGGCTTTCAAATTCTTCAGGCCGTTCTTTAAGCCGGTCACGATCTTACCGCCAAGGCCGGTGACTTTTGATACAACGCCATTTTTCCCGGTAAAGAAATTAACAACGCCGTCCTTAAATCCTTTGAATTTTTGGCTGACCTTTTTCCACAGATCGCCGATACCGTCAAACAGACCTTGGGAAATAAAGCCGCCCTGCTTTTTCATAACCTTAGACGGCGATTTGATCTCAAACGCTTTTTGGAAACCATTGATAAACGGTTGGAAAATGTGTTCCTTAACCCACTTCCATGCATCTCCAATGCCGTCAATGATGCCGTCCCAAATGCCCTGGGCCACATTGCCGCCGGCGTCTTTGATCTTTCCTCCAAAATAGGTCTGCACACTGGAGATGGCGTCCATAATCAGTTTGCCGAGGAATG